TGTCAACCAGATTTTGGCACCAGTTATCTTTAACCATTCTTTACCATCCATCTCTTGTGATAAATTGATTGTTTTTACAATTTCATCAGAAGGAACGGAATTATCAATTTTTTCTTGTATATCATCTGGTAATCGAGTAGAGGTTTGAAGCACCCAATCATAAGTTCCGTCCACGAGTTTCGTATAAACCCATATTTCATCATCTGGTCCATTCTTTTTGAACCAAATATCTCCTTCTTTGGGATAAGGAGGTTCTTCTGTTCCATCATAGACTGAATTTTTTCCCGCTGCATCAACACGAGAATTAATCTCTTTAATAATTTGGTTAAGTGGTGGAGAATAAGCTGAGACTGTTTGAGCTGAAGAGTTGGTATTAGCTGAACTAGATGTTGTCAACCCTCCTTTAAAAGTTAGAGTATAGCTTAAATTAGGAGTCTTAAATGGTGTCCCATCTCTATCAGTAAGCATTAGCCAATCCCCTGTTTCTAAAGCTGGGTTGCCTCTCCAATTTAAAGTAAAAGGATAAAAATTGATATCTTTGATTTTCTGATAAATATTATCAAGTAAATCTTGGGTCATTACTTTATTTTCTAAAACAATCTGTGGCCCAGTATTACTCCCAGCCGTATAAGTGACTTGTTCACTGCTATTCTCGCTTTGAACAGGTACTGTACAAGAGATACCACCAATTTTGTACATTAATTCATTTTTTGTTAATCCCTTTTGAAAATACTCTGATGGTGAAATCCTAAACTTAGAGTCAATTAATTGCATGATTTCTAATTGATTAATCCGGCTAAATCTCGCATAACCTGCTTCAAACTGTGCAATTAGCCCAATAGCTTGTCTGAAAGTATAACCCTCGGGTTTATTTATTTGTGAAGTGCTAATCATTGAAAAATTTGTTTCATCAATGACAGAACCACTTTTATTTGCAATTTCTAACGCAACATCTCGAATAGAAGCAGGATAGGTCAGTTCAGAAACATATTCACTTTCCAAAAAAACAAAACGATCACTTGCTTCAAGTGTCGTTTTATTTTCATTTCTATCTGGATCACACTTAGTGACATAAAAAGTTCCAATTGAGACGTATTCATATACCGTTGGTTTATAATGAATCAATTTAGCGTATCATATCGGATTAAGAAAAACAAAAACCGCTCTGTTGAGCGATTTCTAATACTATAGGATTCTATAAAATCCATTCAATGGAGGCGAGGGGAGTTTTTTATATATTATTATATTAAGTAAACAGAGGTTTTAGGTCTGCTTTTAGGTCTGTTTCTTTATTTAATCATTGATGTATCCATGAATATTTTTGAAATAGTTATATATCTTGAATTATCAGTTTTATCCATCATTTCTAATTCTCCATTAGCATTAACCATGAATTCATTTATTTTGGTTTTGTTAGCAATTGCTGCCCCACCATTTGGATTTTCTGAGTAATCGATCTTTAAAACATCTGCATAAACTAAGTTATTTTCTAAATGAACAACAACATCATAATTTACACTTAATCTAGGGTCAATACTTTCACTTGCAAAGATCTTATCTTGTGCTTCCACTACCCAATATAGTATTTCTTTTTCATTTAATTTTTTTTGATTTATTGTAGGAAAAACTTTTGAAGATACCTTCATGTTTGGATAATTTGAAAAATCTAGGCTTTTTAAAAAACCATTCTCGTCTATTACAAAAGAGTCTCTTGAGTCGACTTTAACTGTTGTGATCTCCGTATTTGCTAACATTCTACCATCACTTTCGCTGTTAAAAACATAAATCCTTTCTGGTCGATTATCAAGTGGTTCTTCCCCTTCATACATTGCAATCCATTGCTTAAATTGTAAAACAGATAAGTTTCTAGTATCAATTGTGGCGCTTTCTTGCGCTGATTGGGAAGACTGGATTTGCTGTGAACTGCTTGACTGGGTTGAATTCTCTGTTTGTGAGCTTTTATTCGTAACTTTTGCTGATTTTTCTTCTTTAGTACTACTGGTTGTATTGGATTTTTGTGAGCCGCATGCACCCAATATTAAAAGTGCTAATATGGAAACTGTGATAATTGCAATTTTTTTCATAAATATACTCCTTTATTTTATTCTATCAGATTTATCAAATAAAGCCCCCCCTGACCGAAGTCAGGGTTAATTAAAAATATAATCCATGGTTCTTGCTGGACTCGAACCAGCGACCGAACGGTTATGAGCCGTTAGCTCTGACCAACTGAGCTAAAGAACCGAAATATGATAATCTGTAGCACTTATCTTGGTTATTATATAAGATCTGTGTGGATGGAACCGCAGATTATCAAGTGTGTGTAATTGAATTTTTCCTCATCCACTAAAACTATTATACAACTTTTTAACTAAATAAAAAAAGCCACTCTAAAGAGCAGCTTAACTCTAGAAATAGGATGAAATCTCACAAACATCCCGAATATATTATAGCACAAAAAAAGCGCCCCAGTTAGGAGAGGGACGCTCGGAGTAAACTTTATGAAAAAGTATATTTTTGGAATATAAAAATTATATAACTTTCCGTTCTTTTTGTAAAGAAAAACACCTAGATAACAATATGAACACACTTTATTTCCGTAATAGTAAATATTAAAAGTTAGATTCTTTAATAATGTAATTCGGTCGCTTCTTTGTCTCTAGAAAAATTTTAGCAATATATTTTCCAATAATACCTAAAGATAAAAGCTGTAAGCCTCCTAGAAGTAACAATAAAATAACCAAAGTTGGAAATCCTTGCACAGAATCACCCAATACTACCGTTTTTATTCCAAAGAAAATACTCAAAATAATAGAAACAATGAAGCTTAAAAATCCAACGTAAGTTGCGATACTTAAGGGGACTTCCGAGAAATTTACAATACCATCTATTGAATATCGAAAAAGTTTAAGAAAGTTCCAAGAAGTATGTCCGGCAACCCTTTCTCGATTTTCATACTCTAGATAAGTTACCTTAAAACCTACCCAAGAAAACAATCCTTTAGAAAAACGATTGTTTTCTCGAAGTAACAATAAATTATCCACTACTTGACGAGTCATCAATCTGAAGTCTCTCGCTCCATCAACCATTTCTGTACTTGATATTTTATTAATTAACTTATAAAATATTCGGGCAAAAAATGATCGTATTATTGGTTCACCATTTCGAGTGACTCTACGTGTACCGACAATATCATAGCCATCAAGTATTTTTTTATACATTTCATTTAGCATTTCTGGAGGATCTTGCAAATCTACATCCATTACTGTTATAAAATCAGCCTCCGATGCCTTAAGGCCGGCTAGTAAAGCCGCCTCTTTACCGAAATTTCTAGAAAAAGAAATATATCTGATATTTTTATTTGAGGAAATTCTTTTTAAAACTTCCAATGTGCCATCTTTTGAACCATCATCAACGAAATAAAATATCTTCTCTAATGGGAGGTTTCTTGTTTGATTATTTACCTCGTTGACGAATAGTTCGAGAACTTCTTCTTCGTTGTAAACTGGAACTACGATTGCTAATTTTTTCACGATTATTTCTCTTTTTTATTTTTAAAAATTTATTGAATAACATACCGAATATTATAAAAATCCAACTAATAGTGGAGATAAAAATGCTAATTTTATGTAAAAATGTTTTTTTATAAGTAATTTTTATTCTATCAACACCTTTAGATTCAATTTCAATAAAACCATCTTTATTTTTATAAGAAGTCAATTCTTTCCCATTACGATTAAACGCTTTAAAACCTTTGAGGTAAGTAATTGGTGCTTGAACTTTATTTACATTTGCAGGTAAATTATTAATAAAAAAATCTTCTCCTTGTGCAGAAGTCATATTTTTATGGAACTTCCCTTCAAATTTTACTAAAGAATTTGCATAAACGTTCCGATAATCTTTATATTGCCCCTCAATTCTATAATCATCAAAGGCAAGAGATGACCAACTTGGATCATCTGGATTGATACCCCAATCTTTGCGTGTTGCAAAGTTTCTATTTAATATCATAGAAATATTTTTATTATTAACTCTATATGGAACCGAGTAACGTAAGCTTTCATTTGTTGGTTCAAATGATTCATTTAATATTGTGTTTTGAGGTTTTGTCGCGCCCACTTGTCCAGGTGGAATAACTGGAAAGTACGTGGATATAGTATTCCCATACATTCCTAATACTGCAAATATCAAAGCGACTAAAGGAAAGAGTAATACCATTTTGTTTTTTTCAGACGCAAGAGCTACGATTCCTTTAGCAACAAAGTAACTACCAATAATATGAGGGATAAAATCCCATCGATATGTCATTTGAAGTGCTCCGCTTAAAACATTTTGTACGAGGTACCAAGGGAAGACAGATGAATAAAGAAAAAGTAATGAAGCTAAATAGCTGAAAGCAATACATTTAAAATTATGATTAAGTTTTTTTCTTAGAATAAGTAATATAAAAATAACAATAACGAAAATTGATAAAATATCTGAGAAGTCAAATATCTTTTTTATCACCCTATCAAAAAAACTCATGCCCCATAACGCAGGTTTATTTGGTAATGAAGCCCAAGAACTTCCTAGACGTTGCTCTAGAAAAGGTATAATAAATATTGCAGATAAAAAAATTATCGCAACCGCAATTTTCAAAAGAAACAAAATATTTCTAACATTCATTCTTTTCCTAAACGTTCCAACAATAACCATTCCTACTATGAGGAATACCAGACCTAAAGTTGCAGGTATAGAAAGCATTACAGATAAGGCACTGAAAACTACTGCGGTTCGCCAAAATGATTTTTGACTTTTGAAAATAATCTGATAAAAACTGATTAGAATAACTGGAGCAAAAAGAAAAACAATATTGGAAGTAAACTGCGTTATAAGAGCCAATCTAACTACGGGGATACTTAACCATAATCCCGTTCCTGTACATGCTGTCAATACATAAATAAGACTAAACAGGAAAGAATTTAAGGTATTGTTCGAGGCTTTTTTTAGAACAGAGTAGTTAATAACAGATGAAAAATAAACAATAAAAATATCAAATAAAATAAATGCTAAAACAGGATTTCCTGATAATCTCCATAATAAGATTAAAGGAGTTAAAGCATAGGTTGGATAAAAGAAGTTTAAACCATATCCCCAATTTTGTAAGCCTGAATATTGAACTATATCTGGAAAAAACTGATTATGTTGTTGTTCTTTAATAACCTCATAAATTCTAGTAAAGTGGAATATGGAATCGTTCCAAGTAATTAATTCCCCATTAATCAAAAATGGCAGAAATAAAATTAATGGAATACCAATAAATATAAAATGTCTAAACCACCATTTATCAATATATCTAATTATTTTCTCATTCAACTAATTATTCTCCTCACAAATTAAATACATATCATAAATAATAGCGAAATTTGTTTATTAAATCAAGCTTAAATAAAAAAACCCCGACCGAAGTCAGGGTTAACTTATTTTCTACTATTCAATTCATATAAGATAATCAGACCGACAACTATAATCAGCCAAATCCACCAGTAGTCTAAAAATAGTTTCATGTCAGGCAATTCAATGACTCTTAGGATAAATTCTACCATAGTCTATCCTTACAGTTTATTCGCATTTAATCGACGTTGTAATTCTCTCACAGAATCAGAAACTGGGCTAATCGTTCCGTCTTGTGTTGTTCCAAGATGTTTCTGTAGTGCTTTAATAGTTCCTTGACCAAACAGTCCGTCTTGGCCAATTCCTAAGAATCTTTGCAATGCTTTGACCACGTTTGAACCTGTCAGTGATGCATCAAATTGAGCAGCATAGATATTTTGATTAAAGGTTTGTTTATACTGATGACTGATTACTCCGTCTTTTCCAGCTGTATCAAAGTATTCTTGCAATCGTTTAGCAGTCGCATTTCCAAACTGGCCATCAAGATTTAGAGTAACCATTTGAGGCTTGTTGTCAGTATTTCCTGAACCTGAGTCAACGATTCGATAAAAGTGATGTGGCAAGCGAGTACTCATATATGCATCATTCGTATCAACCGCAATTCCATTGTGAGTATAAGAACAGTGGATAAATGAGCCATTACTTAGGAAAATACCCGTATGTCCGTCAGAGCCAGCTGAACCACCAGGAGTACCTGAAATAAAAATATCACCACGTTGTACTTCTCCTCGACTAATTTCTTTAAGTTTTGAGCCAGACATTCCAAACAAGGTTTCAGTATTTCCCATTGAGCCAGCTGATAGAAAGCCACCGGCAATCATTGAAAAAAACACTGACGAGCTACAGTCATAAGAGTTCGGACCCATTCGAGATGTCATTGAGTAAGTAACTTTACCCTTTCGAGCTTGCATCCAAGCAATCATATTTTCAATACTTGGCATTATTCGCCTCCTTCTGTGAATTCATGGTCAGCATCTGATGCTTTAACCACTTGAACAGCATCACCATTTTTCAAACTTTTAGTAAGTTCAGTCCCTTTTTTGGCCGCATGAGTGAAGTCATTATTCTTCCACCAAGCCCAAAGTGCAAAAACTGTTGTGATAATTGTGCTGACAGTATTATCATCAAGAGGCAATGGGTTCATGTTTAACGCTGTTAAAATTTGATTTAAAATTGCCAACCAAAGTAAGATTGTACGTGTAAGTGTTCCTTTGTCGATTGTTTTCATGTTCTTTCTCCTTTATTTAAAAAATACTTTGATTATTTCAGTTAATGCTGCAAAAATTGCTGCTGCAGAACCTCCGATTCCAAGCGCCAACTTCCAAAAGTTTGTTTTGTCAAGTAATTTCAACTGAAACTGACGTTCATCTGAGCTTTCATTACCTTTGATAACAGCTTGTAGAATTTGAGCATTCTGCTCAGATTGGCGAGTATTCTGTTCTCTTAAAAAGCGATTTGATTCATCCACCCGAGTCAGACCGTCATTCATTTGCTTTTGCATTTCGACTGACATATCATTAAGCCGAGATAATTCTTTATCGTGCTGCTTGAGTTTGTCCTCGTGTTGCTCCACAAGTTGTTCTAATTCCATAACCCCTGCTTTCTAATTTTTACTAGCTTCAAAATCAGCCAACAAAGCTTTAGACTGATTGACTGCTGAACTAACCAAATTAGCTAGGTCTTGAGCAGCTTCTGCCGAACTGTGGAATGTTGATGCATCATTAATCATGAAATTTGCATTCATTGTTCCATTGTTAAACGTTGTGAGGGTGAAATTACCCACATTCTTATCGCTAACGATGATGTCAGTAGTTGTATTTGTTGTATTTACTTTTTCCATTTTTTCTCCTATCCTATTGGAAAGCTTGCTATCGTATTTGCTGAAGTAGAACCCGCAGTATTAAGGGCTGCTTTGCTTTGGAGATATAAACCTCCATTTGTTGAAACATAGAATCCCCATACAGCAGTGTTAGCGAACGCTGTCATTACTCGGTTAATGCTAGGGATAGCTTTGCTTCCAGATGGTAATTGTGCAATTTGATACCAAGTTTCTGCTGTCATTTTAGGCGTTAAAACTTGAGTTAATGAGAAGAATGCTATGCCGTTTTGAATCGCAAATTGAATACTCCCACTAAATCCACCAGTTGCAGCTAGAGTCGTCCAAGGAACGTCAGTTGATAACTTCGTGCCTTGAGGTGTGAGTTGAGCATAGTTACCATCTGAGTCGCTTGTGAATGGTCCTTGATAATTAATCCCAGCTGTTCTATAGAAGCCTGTATCAATGTTCGTAAATTTCTGAGCTAATCCTTGTTCAGAATCAAGCGCTATATCATTTCTAGTATTAACAGTTCCGTCTGTCTTTGAAATTGCAATATGATTATCTTTGATTTCAGTAGAGGTTATAACTGGACCATTAGTTGTTGTACTTACGAACTCACCATCAGTAATTGTTAAATTTTTACCATCAATTTTATCTGATGTTATCGATTCAGCCGCAAAGTTATTGACGCTAAAATAGTTAATCACCCAATGAGTGCCATTATAGTAATACTCTGTATTTGGCTTAATCACTGTTCCATCACTTGCTGTAAGGTCAGAGGCGCCTGAATATTTCCAAGTCAAGCCTTTAAAACGTGTAGTTGGCTCAGTATCAGAAACAACTTTACCTGGGTCGCCGTCCTTGCCAGTATTCCCATAAACCGCTTTTTGTTCTACAATATCTTGCGTCAAAGGTGCTAAATTGAAAGTTGTTCGAGTGATAGACCAGAGATATTTGTTGGTAGCCGTTGTGGTAGGCTGCGTTGTTTGCCACACGCTATTATCCCAAGCGTCAACTGGTTTTGCTGATGTTTGCGTAAGCTGATATTTCTGCTCAATGCTTACAACTCCTCTGCCGTTATTTCCATCAATACCCTTAAATACAGTCCAAGGTGCATATTTAGCAGGGTCTGTGGATGCTGTAGATATGAAATCTGAATACTGACCGATGTAGCTTGGCCAGTCAGCAGTTGTGACTTCGCTAGCTGAGGGCATGTATGGAGTAGCGGTTGAACCTTGTTCAGCCTTCATGTCATAGATAGTAAAAGTATGGGCAACATTCGCTAACGTTGCAGTATCTAAGCAATAATACCTCATTCCTGTGGTATTAGCTGGTGCAGTATACGTAAATGATAAACTATACACTTTTCCATCAGCAGGTATTGAGAAAATTTTATTTGGATACACTAGACCAGTTCCTGATGAATTATAAAATCCAAATTGCAATTGAAACTTATCAATTGCTACTGTCCCACTATTTATAACTTTTACACTAATAGTATATTGATTGCCAGCAGATACTGGTATTACTCCTTGACCCACTCCTTGTTGATAAGAAATCGCTCCACCACTACAAGAAACGTTTAAACCTTTAACATTTGAATTAATAGTTAGAACAGCGTTATTAACTGGAGCAAATGGAGTAATATTACCACTTTGTAACCTTGAATTAGTTAACAAGTTCAAATTAGGATAAACAGTCGTGAAACCGTCAGTGCCGTCTGCGCTGTTAGCCCAAGCTATGTGAGTGTATGATGTTTTACCATCGGCACCAGGCTTACCTGCTGTTCCGTCGTTAACATTAGTGATAGTCACCGACTGACTAGCGACTACTTTTCCTGCAATTGTTGCTTTAAAACTATAAACTGCCTTATCCGCAACTCCGCTTGCGTCAACTGTGATAGTCTGAGTTGGAGCAACAACCGTTCCATCTTTCGACCATTCATAGCTGTCTGCGATTGTTTCAGTCGTTGCAGAACCTTTGAAAATATGAGCTGATAAAGTTGTTGAACCAGTGCCATTTTTGAACTGTGTGCCATTAGTTGTGTCGATACTACCAATATATGGAGTAGCTGCATCGACTAACTGATTGACGATGGCTTGAATGTCTGTGGATACTTCACTCTTTAGCTTCTTATAATTTGAAAAAATAAGTTTATTATTTTCAGGATGTGTTTCAGATACTATTTTTTCTGAAACCCTAGCAGATAATAAGAGCTCTACATTGCCATCAATGTCAATATAATTATTATCTTGTATGATGACCGTATCGCCTTTTGCAAGTGGGGGGCCATCTCCAATTTCTGCATTTACTAGTTTTGATGATGGTGTCACAGTATAAGTAACTTGATGATAAGCGTACTGCTTAAATTGGCGCACCGCATAAGCCCACATATCATTTACATTCTTGTATTCAGTAGTAAAATCTATTCTCGTCCAAATATCGTCTTTGTCTTTTGATAATTGTGCAGGATATATTTTAGCTGAGAGGGGTGCAAATGCAGTATCACTACCAGCTCTTTTATAAAATTCTTCCACACCATCTGCATTTATATAACTGAATGAAGCGCTATTCCAATTTAAATTATCTGCCCCAGTTACAGTTGTTGCATTTAAAAATCCTTCTGTGCTAACGTCACGTTCTACAGCTTGAATATTTTCTCCAAATATTAGACGAACATCATCTCTTTTTTTACCTACACCTTGTATGTTCAACCCATCATTTTCTTTGTAGATGTTGAGTGTAACTGAGCCAAGAGACCCATCATTATTAAGCTTAGTAATAAATTCAAACTCTGCATCAAAGTTTCCAATAACAGAAATTAAACGTGCCAATTTTGTCTCTTGTCCATCATAGTTAATGGTTCGTGTCAAATCAGAAACTTCATTGATTCCGATTGTAATTTGAGTGTTTGATATTAATCCCATTTGGTCAAAATACCACTGAATATTATGACTTGATGTATTAACAAGAGGGTTAGCTTGTTCACTCATCAGCTCTCTATCAAGAGAGACACAAAAGAATGAAATTTCTTCACTTGTTTCGTGGATAGCTTGTTCAGAAGCAGGAGTCATCAAATAATCATTCCCATCAATTTGAAAACTAAAATATGACTGTCCATTTAGGAATCTAGCATACGATTGTAGCTTATTATTGATAACTTTCTTTACTGTAAATTTGAAAGTAGCGGCTCCCTGATCACGATATTCATGAAACTCATCATCATAATAATTCGGAAGTCCAGGGACATCATTACTCAAAAATGCAACTTTTTGTAAATTTACATCTAAAACATTAATTAACATTATAAATAGTTCTCCTCCCAACTATATTCAATTTCAAGCGGATGATTTACCCAATTTGAAGGATTAGTAACGACTGTGGTTTCTCCTGGTGGAATCATAAAAAAGGTCGAACCATTAACCATTTCTGTTAATGAAGAAATACCATTAACAAGAATGCTTCCTCCCCCCATATCTATTTTTGTTTCTGATCAGAATTGTTCATTTGGTCTGCGAGTTTTTTAGTATAACCAGTCGCATTTTGTGTTTCTTTGGTTAAATTGCGTAATGCATTACCACCTTGGTCAATCAAGATATTCATTCCTGTTTGAGCTTCTGTACCAAATGCTTTAGCAATTAATGAACTCTTTTCAGCTTGGGTCATTCCTTCTGTTGATTTCTTGATGGTATCGAGCATATCTGGAAGTCCAATATTTCCTTTTTTCCACTCATCCAAATTTATTCCTAGTTCTTGGAAAGCCGCTGCTGCTGCATCGCTAGGTTTTAGCAAGCGAGATAGAGCACCACGCAATGATGTACCTGCTTTTTCACCTTCGATACCATTATTTGAAAGTAAACCAATTGCAGATGAAGTTTCTTCAAGATTCATACCTAGAGAATGTGCAACTGGTCCAACATATTCCATTGCCACACCCATATCTTCAAAACCTGCAGAGGTTTTATTAGCTACAAATGTCAAACTATCTGTCACACGTTGAGTGTTTTTCATCATTGAAGCTGTATCTTCGGTTTTCAAACCAAACTGTTCAAGAATGGCAGTTGATGCGGACATTACTGTTCCAAAATCTTCCCCTGAAGCTCTTGAGGCATCTAATACTGCTGGCATAGCCCCAACGGTTTGATTAAAATCATAACCACGCTTTATCATTTCTTCCATACCTTCATTAATGGAAGATGTATCAATACCGTATTGTCTAGCCCATTGTTTGGATTTATCTGATAAAGTATCCATTTGCTTAGAAAGAACATTTGCTGGTGTTCCATCTGATAACAAAGCTTGGATTTCAGTCATCTTACCATTGAAATTAGTTGCTGCTTGAATTCCTTTTGCAAAAGCGGCTGTAATTCCTACTGTGACTGGTGCAGTTTTTCTAGAAACTGTGTCTAGCCCTCCACTTATCTTTTCAAAACCAGATGATAGTTTAGGCAAAATAGAAGTTTGTTTATATTGTTCAACTGCAGCGTTTTTTAATTGGGCTTGATATTGTGCTAATTGGGCATTTGCACGAGAGATTTGATTGGCATAGTTCTGTGTACTAGAAGTTGCTTTTCCATCTACTAGTGAGCCTGAATATGATTTTTTCAATAAATCAAGCTGTTCTTTTTGCTTCGCAATTGATTTATTCAAAACTTCCATTGGACTTCTAACTCCATCAACACCTTTACCAAATGTTGAAAATGAGGTTTGAGAAGTTTTTAAATCATTTTTTAAGGCAGCTAATTGCTTGTTAACGCCAGTAATGCCTTTTGAAAAGCTGGAATCATCAAACCCCATTTCAATTATCATTTTCCCTAAAGGTGTATCTGCCATTGCTTTCTCCTTGAACTTTTATTCTTAATTCAAGGATAAACAAAAAACGCCCTTAAAAAGTAGCGTTTTTATATTAGTTATCCATTAAAAACTTGTCGTTCCATAGTTACTAGAATCTCACCGTGACTATTTCCCGTCATTATACCTTCTTGCCGCCATGTGTTTTCCACCATAGATATTACTTTCCAGCCTTGTCTAGCGAATGCGTTTAACATTTCTTCCATGGGTTTTGTTTTTGTATCTCCAATAATCATACGATCACGAAACTTCAATACCTTATATTCAAATTTAGGAAGATTGATGTAAAATTCTTTAATTCTTTCGTTTTGTATATCTTTATCTTTTTTGGATAGTTCTATTTTTGTTAATTCTTGTAGAGCATTTCTTTGGCTCTGTAACTCTTCTAAATCTATATCTACATCTTTTAAAAAATCTAAAAAATTAATCTGAGAGTGCAAAATAAAATTATAACTTAAAAGTTTATTTACTATTTCTTTAACTCCTTCTGGAGTTATATCTATAGCAATTACATTTTTGCTGTTTTCTATGAATTTGTTGTATAACTCTTTGTCTGCAAATATTGGTTTTTTTATATCAATTGCAGTCTCTTTAACCTCATCAAAAAAATATCTTATTTCCATATCATACTCCAGTATTTTTTATTTAATTATATCTTTTTTCTCAGTAAAAAAATAGCTCTTAAGAGCTATTTTTATAATTTATTCATGAAGTCACCAAGGGACATTACCTCAGTTTCTTCTTCAATCGAACTTGCTTCTGAATCATCGTCATTAGAATTGATTACTCCGACAATAGTCTCAAAGTCATTATCTAAAATGTCTGAAACGGTAAATCCAGTATTGACAACTAACTGCTTAATGAAGCTTAAGAAACTTTCCTTGGCCTCTTTAGCAGTTATGGTTCTTTTTTTTCGTCACTTTCCTCATTTCCCAAAACAACAGAAATCAAACGTGAGATAGTTGCGTCTAACTCCCATGGGTCTAGCCCTTTTAAAACTTGTTCTTTCGTAAGTTTATCATCTGGGAAGAGACTGGCAATATATTCAAGTCTCAAAGCGATAATTTCTACATTATTTAATGATTCTTTCTCGATTTTCTCTTGAATATTCCAAAAATCAAGATACTTCTGACCAGTGATATGATTTTGCTTATAAGTGACATCTCCATCCTTTTGATGGAGAGTGATTTCTAACTTAGCCATTTCTTACCTTTCAAAGTTTTGCACCCCCTACGGTCGCTTGACCGACTACGGGGCTACTAGGGAGTAGTTGTCATGTTTAAAGCGGCACGTAATTTATCCTGCGCAGCTGTAACAGTTCCTGCATATTTCTTGAAGAAATCTCCATTATCTGCTGAACCAACTGAATAAGTCATGGTATCTGGTTTAATTTCTTCTGCTTTCCCTTGAGTTGTAGCAATTTCAACTCCATCATAAGAGAAAACTCCAGTTAGGAATCCAAGCAAGAAATTATTACCGCGAATATCATAATCTTCAATTAAAATTGAACAATCAGGCGCCTGTGTTTCACTGCCTGCTGTGATGATTTCATCTTCATCAATTGCATAGCCAAGAATTGCTGACTGTACTTTATCAGGAATATCAATGAGGTCAAAATCAATCTTACCATCACCAACACCTTTACCTGAGATGTGGTAAACACCATTTGAACCCCAAGTTTTTACTGGATCAACTGCAAGACCTGAAATTTTAGCACTTGAAGTTGCCCCTTTATCTTTTTTACCTTCCACAACAAATAAATTTGTGTCAAGTGTAGCTGGCTTACCATCCAAAATTCGAATGGTTAATTTTTTAAACCCAACTGTAGCTGTACCCATTTTTTTCTCCTTTATTAATAATCATCATATAATTGGCTATTGCCTTGATAAAATCTTGCATCCACATATCTCTTAGTAGTTGAGAAATACTCATCTAAACCACCTGACATTTGGTAGAAACCTTTAGTTTTAAGAAGTTGTTCAACTTTCCTTTGAAGTTTTTTTGGAACATTACGCTGAATTGCTTCAATACTCACTTGGAAGATGAAGTGTTTTGATAATGAATCATTACTCGCAAATCCCACTGATTCAGGAGGACCAGAAGGAATAATAGTAATGCTCGTTTTATCTTTTGGAAGCTCATCATAGCGAACATAACTCTTAAAACCTTCGTTTTGTTGAATTTCTTGAATTTCCGAATCAGTTGCTAACTCTTCCATTAATTCGTTAAGCATATCTTTCATTCAATTAACTCCTTTAGATTTCTTTGAGCTGATTCTACAAACTTACTCCCTTGTGCATTTGAAAATTTCTGTAAAGCACCAAAGCTTTTATATCGATAGCTTCTACCATTCCTAGTAAATCCATTATTTTCTAAATGAACTAATCTCCAATGCTTTCCACTATTACCAATCTTAATTATTGGAAATCCTGAAGCTCTTGAAACATTCCCTCGAACAACCCCAGCGACCGTATCTCCACTATCAGCGAATCCTTGAAGAGTACTTTTCAAATCAACAACAGCCTCATCTGCTGCTTTTCCAAGAGCTTTACCTTCGATTGTTCTTACACGAGTTTCACTAAACTTTTCTCTTAGTTTTGCTTCAATTTCTTCAAGCCCTTTGATTGTCATTGAACTACTCATTAAGATTCGTCCCTCCTAGAATTATTTTCAAGAAAGTTCGGTCATGAAAATCAGGCTGAATGTCAACTATCCCCCAAACTTGACCTGAATATCTAAGGTCATCAATAATAACTTTGTCATCATTTTTGGGTTGATAACTAGTTAAGGGATCGCGAATTTTTATCGTTGCTCCATTCTTAACATTTTGGCTTCCTAAAATACTCAAATCTTTGTTACTTGGGCTATAAACATCCGCAAGTGTTTTAAACTTTTCAATCAATTCTCCACCTCTTCCATCAAAAGAGGTATCAGGACCTACTCGTTTAAAAGTAACTGGAGTTCGCATCGTTCCATTGTTCGTTCGGTTAGAAGATTGAAGGACTTTCTGCGATTTTATCATCACTTTCCTCACTTTCTTCAGGTTGATTAGCTAGAAAAACGTCACGAATATTTTGAGCATAGTTCTCTTTGAACTCATCAAGTGCATCATTGTAAGTATAACGTGAACGCTCATAGATTAACTCCTCAACTTCGGGGTCAGTCGCATCAGCTACACCAACCAATCGAAGAATTGAAGTATAAGAGGCAATGAGCATTTTTGTTAAATTGGCAAGTTCATCAGGATCTTCTGTATTAATCCTCATCCTTTGTTTAAAAGATTTAAGATGACCATCCGCCCAAGTTTCCGCATCGCTCATTTACTTCTCCTTTACTATTAAGCTTCTGTGACTGTAACTGGGGCTGTTGAATCATCACTCAATGTGACAGTTCCAGCGGTTACTTTCCCGTCAGTTGTTGTCAAAGCAAGCGATTTAACACTTAGTCCAGCTGCTCCTTTAGCGCCTGCTGCCCCAGTATCTCCTTTATCACCTTTTGGTCCTGCTGGAACATTAACAATTCCTTGCTCAATGTTGTTGAGGCCTTCTTTTGTAATGACGTCTCCGTCTTTCCATACTTTCGGTGTATAAGCCATTTGATTCTCCTTTTACTTTATAATTTTGATTCCCCCACGACTGCTAAGCCGACTTGGGGAGCATTAGGGTGTAACAAGTGTTACTAACGCTGAGGCATTGTTATCTTTTGGTTTGCCCCAGTAGAATGATTTAGTTGTATAGAGTTGAAGATCTTCAAGAGCAAATGTTTGGTCAAATTCTTGCATTGTCATTTTTCCGCGATAAGCATTGTATCGATTTGCGACAAATACAATCCCTTTACCAGCGGGAACTGCCATTGATTGAACTACAGCAATATTGAAAGGTAAGATATCAACCCATACTCCATTAGCATTCAAATATAAGAACATCGCAGTGAAATTGTAATAATCTTGAGGATTAACCAAAATTTTTGCTTGTCCAGCAATATTGAGAGGAATACCTTTTTCGCTGAATGACAATTTTTTCATAATAGGTGCTAGAATTTTAGCAGCTTGTTTGGAAACATCTTGAGAATTTTCTAAAGCATCAAGCGGTGAAAGATCGGCTGATACTGTTTTATCCCCATATGTAGTAGTTCCATTTACAACTGTAGCATCTTTGATTAAACCAACAGGTTTGTTATTCCCATCTCCAAGTACTAAAGCTGTTTCGAGAGCAACTGCAATTGATTCTGACAATTGTAAGACAATAAATGTTTTCAACCAATCATAACTATAGTCAAGAGCATCTTTAGGGATAACAGTAAACGCAGTAAGTTTATTTTGAGAAAAATCATGTTCCCCGAAGTTTTGGTTCAACTGACCTTGGATATCACCAGTGAATGTCCCCCATACTGCTAATCCACCATCATAGATTCCATCGGAAGTAATTGCTTTTGTACGAAGTCCCATATCTTGGAAATTGATAACATCAAGTAAAGGATGGGCATAAGTCAATTCGTCAAAAACTTGATTGATAATTTCAAGAGGCAAGGTTTTTTCTACATTCCCAACACCAGAAGTAATATCGTTAAAGAATTTTGTTTCTTCTGCTGACATTACTTCAGCAGAACGAGATGACATTAGAGAGTTAATTTTTTCATTTGTTTGATCAGCAAGATTTTCAACAATTTCAGTCCCCATGACTTCCATAGACTTCGCAAATAATTTTTGTTGTTCTTTTTCATCGGCTCCATTAGCAACTGCCTCTGTGTATTTTCCAACAGCTGCTTCATAATTAGGTAATTTTGTGTAATCCATTATTTAATTCCTCCTAGGAAAAGTGGTTTAAATTTTTGATTTTTAAGTGGCTTTTCTGCCGAGTTATCAGCTTCAAATTCTGCTTTTACTGCAGATATTTTTTCATCAATCATATTTTTGATTGATTCCATTTGTTTTTCATCAAGAACAATATCAACCGTGTGATTTTTCTTGTCGTCTCCTTTAATCATGTTTTTAAATTGATTAATCTTATCAGGTGATAACATTGGTGAAAAACTTGCAACCATTTGAACAGATTGATTATTTTCAAAAAGAATTTCATCAACTATTCCCGATTCGACAGCTTGCTTTGCATTAAACCAAGTTTCATTGTCCATTAATTTTTGGGCTTTCTCTGCTGAAATGTTCATTCGGTTAGCATAAAGATTTGCTAAATTTCCACTTGAACCCAACAAATACTCCGAGCTTGAAGCCATATCTCTATAGTCTCCTTGTTGAACCATTGATACGTTATGAATCATAACTTGACCGATGGGAGTTATCGCCACCCTATCAGCTGCTAAAAGGGGGAATGTCGCAGCACTTGCACAAAGACCAGAGATTTCAGCAATAACTTTACCTTGATACTTGCTTAAATCTGTGAAAATCTCACTCCCAGCAAATACAGAACCACCTCCAGAGTTAATTTGAATGGTAACATCTTCTCCATTAGCCTCATTTAAGAAGTCTGCAACTTTTTGCGGAGTGATGCATTCCATACCAAACCAGTCATACACTTCTTCATAATCGTTATCGGCAACTACGCCATTAAACTTAAGTGTCTTCACTATTTTTTCCTTTCTCTTCATAATTTTTAGTCATAATAAATCTGTCACCATCTTCTGTTGGTGGTAAATTGGCAGCCTCACGTACTTCATTTACTTTAACCACACCGCTTGAACCAACTTTATCAATTGCATCAGCCCTATCAAGGATGTTAATTGTTTTAAATCCAGTCATTTGTAGGGTATTACCAACTGAATATCCTGATTTTTTAATTAAAATACTTGCAAATCCTTCTGATAATTTGTTCCCTAATGGAATCACCGCAGATTCAATCGCCAAATCCAAGTTTTCAGAATTATTAGCAGTTTCTCCAAGCACTAGTGCCGGAGGAATTCCAAGCAACCCTGCTACTTCTCCAATAAAAACTTTTTTTAAAGACCAAAAGTCAGTAATCTGATTTTGAAGTGTTGCGGACTTGCTAGAAGAAATTTCATCATACGAAGACTTTGCTTTATCGTCTGCAGGAATAAAGACAATAGGATCATTCATCATTTTTTCGTATAAGGTTGTTGCATATTGTTGCTGTAATTTTATTCTTTCATTATCATCAATCTTACTAGTAACAGGAATGCTAATTTTTGCTCTAACTTGCCCTACACGGAGCTGATTGGCAATTAAGATTCCGAATAATTTCCCATAATCATCCCATAGACTATCAACATATTTTTTTATACCAATATTGTCATTATCTAAGTGAAAACAATCCACTCCTTGAATAAAGGTTCTATTAAAATATTTTTGAGCGTATGGTCCAGAATTAGGAGCATTAGAAACTTTGCTACTAGAGAAATTAACTGTCACTCCTGTATACGTATTCCCATCAAGCGAATAGTTTGTTACGAAATTATCAGCAATATAGAACTGATCACCATCCTGTACAACTAATAACTCACCATTTAACAGATTTTTTATCATTGAAATTTTGAATTCACTAGCTGTTTGGTTAGATTCGGTCTCATATTTAAAGCATAATCAAATTTAGAATCTGTAATTGAGCTTTCATTTTTAAATACAAATTTACCTTTAGAAACAGTTCTTGCTAAGTAAGAAACACAAGATTCTAAAGCAGCATTCTTAATACCAAGCGTGACTTGTGCATTAAATAATGCGTCATACCCAGTTAAATCTGTTGTGCTTAATTTATCTTTTACAGATGACCAAATGTCTGAAAATAGTCCCACATTTTCTCCTTTCCGTACTTTTAATTCAAGTTTAATAGAAAAGTAGAGCAAAAAAGTAGCGTTTTTATAAATAAAAGGCTGCCCATTGGACAACCTGTAATAAAATATAATAGCAAGATAGAGGCTCAAACTCTATAACTTCTAATAGCGAAGTCGTTCCTTGTCCTTGCTGTCAGCTCCAACCGCACTGACTTATTAATATTATTTAGAAACTGTCCTAGTATGATCAGACCCAAATAATGTTGGATATAGCAAGTCAGGGAATCGAACCCTGAGAGAAGCCAATCTTGCTACTTAACCAAGAAATTGTGATTACAATGGAATATTACCAAATTCTTTGTTAACTTCTGCTTGGTACATTACATCTTGAGGTAAATTTAGTTTACCTGTTAGATAGTTAAGTACACGAGTTGTTTTAACATGACGTGCTCCTGAAGCTCCTACAAGATACCAATTACCTGTGTCAACTGTTTTAACTAAATACATTTCGATTTCTCCTTTTATAATTGGACCTGGTGTCCCATTTTGAATAATACTAATTGGATTCAACCAAGTTCCATCATCTTTGAATGCTGATGATTGTGCTGAAAGCCATTCTTTTTTTGTAATTCCCAAGTGTAAATGACTTGTATTACGTGTGCCAATTACTTGACCTAGAGTTACTGACTGCCCTACACTAACATTAATATTAGATGTACTTGTGCCAAACTCTTGATAGACAACATAATAACCATTTGAATCTTTAGTTACAACCACTGTTCCCAGTGCCCCATAACCTGTTGGAGCCCAACCTGCATACACTACTGTTCCAGCATGAACTGCTGCAATATTTGAGCCAGGGTATTTTGCTGAACCAAAGTCAAATCCATCATGAAAATAATCTCCATTGCCTGTACGATCATAGGTTGTCATACCAAATTGTTGACCTTCTTCGTAACCTTTATAGCCACCCGAAAAAGGCCATCCCCAATCATTTGCCATATCGTATCTTCTTTCTTACTTATTCAGTCCAATTAAACTCGTCAGTCCAATTGACTGTAATTCCTAATATACAGCTGTATTAAAACTAGGAATGACTCAAAGTCGGCATCGAACCGACCGCAATTTTGCTAGTCCAACTTTTGAGTCTTTATGAAGTATATCCAAACCGAATTAATTGATATTTTTGTACTTTTGTCTTTTACTTCATAACATAATTATCTAATATTTTTACAATCAAAAAGTATCGTTTTATCCCATAAACCAACCCAAATTATCATAGAAATCAGTGGTATCTAATTCATTTAGTAAATCAACCTTGAACATCGCTGCTTCAAAAGCTTTAAATCCATCTGTTTTTCGTCTGACATCTTCTTTTTTGATATATTCCACATTCCCGTCTTTTTTTAAATGTCTAAGTACGTTATTTGTGTACCACCGCATCATATCATTATCACCAAAATTAATTTTTTGATTAGCAAAACTGTCCTCAATTACCGTTGATAATTGCGCATCAATAGCCCTAAAGTTGCGGATAACTTCCACACGATAACCAAGCGGTTCTTCAAATTTACCATTCCAAGAGACTTCGAATCCCGCTTCTTCAAATTTAGGTTGCAAATACTCCCTCATTTTATAGCCGTCTCCACAAATAGTTTGGAATTCATAGCCTTCTTCATCACGCATACGAACGAACCAATCTACAACGTGCTGTGCATCCATTGACGGTTCATCTAATACTGTGAGCAATCCCTCATCTTCCCATTGTCTAATCGGGGCAAATCGTCGCTTACCATTAACATTTTCATTTGGCTTTGAATAGCTATATATTCTATCAACAAATTCTTTACGAACAAATGAATGAGATTTGAAAACATAATCCCCATCAATTTTGAATAATGCCCCTACTGCAATAAAGTCACGAGTAGAAGCAAAGTCGAATCCTCCAACCGCAGGTAAATTTCTTAATTCTGGAAATTCTTTTTTAGTTGCTTTTAATTCTTCATAGGTTGCCACGCTTCTTTCAATGTCAGTCACTGGGAAATTTTGGCGCTTAGTCATGAATTCATCTCGTCCACTAGGATTTAATTCTAAGTCCTCATATTCCTCAAGAACTGTCTCAAAAAGTCCTTGCGCATACTCTGTCATTGGAAGTGAAAACATAGGATTTGATAATTCCCAAAGGCTTGGGTCATCAACCTGTTCTGCTTTATCCAATTTGCAAATAAATGGAAACATAGCATTCCATTTTGCTTCGCCTTTAAGAACTTTGAGCGCCATATCTTTCATCTGGTCAATGAAGCCATCACGCACATAACCATCAGTTCCTATATAAAATTCACGAGGATTAGGTCGTTTTCCCAGCCCTGAAATATGTACTTTTACATCTTTATTGCTTTCATATTGGTGGATTTCGTCAAAGATAACCGCACCATCTCGAAGTCCATCCTTAGTATTTCCATTTGATGTTCTGAATTTAAAGAGCGATTTTGTTTGTAAGTTCTTGATTTCAGATTTACGTGGCTTACCAAATAATTCTTCTAATTCTTCATGGTTCTCAATTGTATCGTGAACTTCATCAAAACTTGTTTTTGCTTGGTCCTCACTGTTGGCCACGATTGAAATATTATAATTAGCGATTCCATGCATAGGGGTTGTTAAGTAACTTCCTATTGCAGAAAGTAATCCATTTTTACCATTCCCCCTGGCAATCATGATTAATATTTTCCGATAAACATTCCGATGATTTTCTGAAAAATATAAGAAAACAAAACTGATAATGAATTTTTGGAAATCTTCCAGTTCAAAGAAATATTTCTCTGTGTAACCAATACAATTCTCGATTTGTTCAACGTCAAAAAATACCTCGCCTGATTCGAGACGAGGCACTACCTCACGTTTAATATAATCAACAAGTAATTTTCGTTCATAGTTGAATTTGACCATGCCCGCATAATAACCGTCAATGTACTTTTGAACGTAATCGATCACTTCGTAAATTTACTCCAATCTTTTTCGCCACTATTTTTAGGTTTTGATGTTCGTTTTTCTTCAAAAAATTCATCTAACTTAATTAAGGCAGCATTTATTTTTACTTTTTCTGCAATTGCAGGGTGTGGTTTTTTTATCTCATTTTCACCAGAAGAAACCAGAATCATTACTCCTGCCTTATCAATTGCTTTGCTTAAATTTTCAAAATTAGAAACTAAGCTGCAGTATCGGTACACTTTTTCTAATTCAGATGGCGAATTTTTATCAACAAGAGAGAGCAATTCTTGAAAAAGTGAATCATTAGTTTTTTCGTTTTCAGTTTTGTCTTTTTTTTCATTACTGTTTTCAGATATTTCATCCATGATTGACAAATAATAATTTATATCAGTGATTATTTCTTGTAAATCAACTTGCAAAACTTCAGCGATATCTATCCACATTTTTTTATTTTTTTGGATTCCTCTTTCCATTAGAGTATAAAGAAAGCTGGCTGTTATTTATTTTTATTTCTTTTGTTTCAAGCAACTTTTTCAGATCTGAAAAACTCAATTTTTTTTCATCTAAGACTTTCTTCAATTGGTTATTTACCATTTTCAACTCCTTTCTTAAAAAATAGCTTTATTTTTGGTTAAAAGACCCCAACCGGTCTGTGGTAAATTCGTAAATAGACCCAATTATTTTAGACCCGGGGGTATATTTTAATTATTTTTCTGTAATTTCCGAACAATAAAATCAAAATTCAAACGTTTCATCATCAAACTGTTTGTCCTTGTGTCTGTTATGCCTGATGTTGTGGCAGTCGTGACACAAGGTACGCAGGTTACTAGGTTCTAGTGCAAGCTCTGGATGATACTCAAGTTCCTTGATATGATCTATCTCTAGTGTCGCAGTCTTAGCCGTTGTCACTCTGCCTTCTGCTTTGCACCATTGACATTCATTGTTATCACGCTTGAGTATCTGTTCTCTCATACGTCTCCAAGCTCCTGAGCAATAGAACCTGTGTCTTGCCTTTGGTGTACTCGCATCTATCATGATTCAATCGTAAAACAAAAACGCTACGAAAAAGTAGCGTTCTTTATATTATTCATGAAACATCTTAAGTAAATGACCGCCGTCATATTTCTCAGCAAACTGTTGCGTTGCTTTATTATTCCTAGCAATAACTGCAGTCTTTGAGTAATACATATTCATTGTAATCTTAATGATTCCCCAACCATCAATGTAATAATGCTTGAATATCTTGCGATCATCTTCATCTTTAATATTGTCTAGTGCTTCATTAATAAGCTGAGATTGTTTGGCATTCTTTTTATTACGAATGATAATTCTTAGCGTCATTCGGACATCATGCCATTGTGCTTTCGTCAATTCTTTTGTCATATTCTAACTCCTGTTTAATTTTTTATTGTCGCCATTAATTAAGGCTAAGTTAAGCTAAGCGGAATAAACTGCCTTTATTAAATAACATAATCAGTACAAAATATTGTTTTATGTATTTTTAATACTGTTAAATGAAAGGAGGTGATTTTATGTGTTTCCCTTATGTTATGGATAAAATTGGGAATTTTTCTGGTCAGCATATGGTTCATAAAGGCAATTGCCCGCAACGCCCAAGAATTGATAATACTTATACTTTTTATCACATCAACAGTAAATTTTATACCGATGATCAAGCTATGAAAGCTATCCAAAAAAGTCAGTCATCAATTATTACTATCCCTTGTAGTAAATGTATGCCTTAATACTCCTAACTATCATCTGGCATTTTTTTCCTCCAGTTGAGTTTAGCGAGTTCCTAGCTCAGTATAATGTGATATAATACAAATGACCAAACAATATAAAAAATAATATAATAATACAATAAATTAAGTTTTGTGCTCGAACCTGGTCAGTTCGGGTATTTTTATTTTGGTATGAATTATAGTTATATGTGCTATAATATTTAAGACCAAAAAAATTCGCAATATTGTTCAGTATTTCGCTCAAGCTAGGTCAGCTTGGGCTTTTTTGTTTAATAAAGCCATCTATGCTTTTTATTATTTATTCTATCCCTCACATTTAAAGCCTTAATCATTGAGATGGGCTTTTTCTTGTGCTTAAATCGTGGAATGTTAATTACTTTATAACCGATAACATATTTAGTATATTCACTGCCATTTTCATAAACTCTGGCAAATTCAGCTTTTTTTCGTCTCATTCCACAACCTCCTCTATATAGGCAACTTTGAAAGCGTGATAATCAGTCGTAATCCAACCTGCATTGCTTTCGATATGCTCAATAACATCAGCGTAACTATTAGCTATCACAAGTGCTTGTGGGCTGACCTCTCCATCAAACCTAATGATAGAACTACCCAATAATCTAAATTTTTTCATCTCCACCTCAATCCATATGTTTATCAAGCCATTTTTCAGATTCTGTCATTTTAGAATTACCTCTTTTTTCTCAATAAAATGTTCTTATCTCGGTTTTATAATCGCAATTAACACAATAGTCTTGTTCGATATAACCATGACGTTCATCTTTATAATTCATATCTCCAAAATCAACTGGTCGCAATTTGTGAAAACCTAATAAACAACTAATCTTCTTCATTTCTCCTCCCCTCGCACGTTCTCTGACTCGTCAAGGTCTGAGCGATTGATAATTTTGGAATTAAAAACTTTAAAACATCGAACGCATACTAAATCCTTATCATATAGTTCAGGCTTATGCCCGAACAGCTTACACATTAGTTTCATTATCCAACTCCTATCAATTTCAAAATCAGAGCAATCCATACTATTAATTCAACTACAATATAAATGCTCGCATCTATTGGTTTTAGTATTCTTGACTTGCCAATGTTATAAATTACCATTCCTGCGCCAATAACATCACCTATCAAGAATACCCATAAAATTATATTAATCATCCAATCCCTCCCCACCAGTCATTGACCAGCGATATTAGTTTGTTTTTCAATTTATTTCTCCTTTTTCTTTATTTTTATAGTAAAATTAGAAAGTATTAAAAATTCAATATATTCACGGAAGGAATTTATGCAATTATTAACCAATACTTATTTTTTTATCCTCGTCATAGTAGTGACTATCATTTTCTTCATTAGATTATTTTTTTTACTTGCTAAATTATTTAAAATATCATCAGAGAGTAAAATGAAATATTTAACAAAACATCCCGAAAGAACTGAGGCAGATTATAGACGACACCGAAAATCTTTAGTAGCTTATGAATTACTACACTTGTATACCCCATTGCAAAGGAATTTATATCAAATTACAAGAGGTGGAATAATGATATCTCTTGGAATTTTAGTTGCACTATTTATTATTAACGACTCTTGGACATACTCATCCCAGCTTCTATACGGACTTATCTTCTATCTCTTAGGATTTTTTATTGTTCTTCCACCAAAAGCGGATGAAGAAATTAGATTCTGGAAAAATTATTTAGTTATGCATCCAGAAAATCTGTTGAATGTTACAATCAATGATTCAGTAGAGAATCTAAAAAAGGTAAAATTAGTAGAGAATACGCGAAGAAAATGTATGATTAATTGTTTTATCATTGGCACGCTCATCTTATTTCTTAGCCTAATCATCTACTTACGTACCCAATCATAACTACAGAAGCGCTCAGGCGCTTTTTTTCATCCCTCCACCACTTTCACTAAATCAACTCCGAGGGCTTTGCCTGCGAGGTAGGCTTTGGCAATAGCATTCCTGCGCTTGCATTCTGCATTTCTCTCCTCATCTGATACTTTACCAAGCAAATCATTTCCATGCGTCCAAGCTAAAACCATGAGGTCTCCAACATCAAGTGCATCCGCAATGCTTTTCGGAATCGTGAGCTGGGTTTGGACCTTATGAAAAGTAATGTCATACTTATCTTCTAGTTCGCCCATATCATCACAACTGTTCCAGAATTCATCTTTTGCAAAATCTTCCCAGTCAAACTTTTTAACTTCTTCTTCGTCATAGCCAAATTCGTCAGTATTAACAACTGGCATTTTAAATCTACCTTCGATATAAATTTCACTCATCGCCGCTCCCTTCAAGTTCTTCTTTCTTTAAATTACTCTGCTCGAAGACAAAATTAATCATACGTAGTACAGAACCTCTGCTATATTGCAGATGCATTGGATTTGTATATAAGTCTTCTAATAATTGTTGTGGTGTTGCCATATCTTCACAGGCATCTTTAACACTCATCATCCCCTCCAATCGCTTCAAGTGCATCAAATGCTATCCCGTCAATTCCTTCTAAAAGTAACGCAGTATTTGCATCTAAATCATAAATTTGGTTATACTCTTCGATATTTGCTCTGATTTCTGTCAGTGCTTTAACCTTGCTGTTAAGCTGTTCTTGGAGTTTTTCAACCGTTTTTTCGTCATTGGTGGAAGGCATATTTTCAGCATCTTCCAGTTTTTCTTCAATAAATTCTTGAGCAGTAACAGCTACTCCATAAGGCATCATCACTCTATTCTTGCTATTGATACCCACGCCTCTCAATATTTCCAGCGCCTCACGATAGGTGCGCTCTTTTGCTGTTTCTTGTGTCATTCTCACACCTCCCCAGTGCTACCAAATCCGCCTGTACGCTCTCCATTTGCATTGTCATTATCAACTAGCCCATACTTCACAAAAACGGCTTGCATGATGCGTTGACCTGCTTCAATCGTAACCGGCTTTTCAGTAATATTAGTGAACATTCCCATGAACTCATTTGGAAAATAATCGTGGTCAATTACTCCCAAAGAGTTTGATAACACAATCCCTCGTTTTCTTGGATTAGAACTGCGGTCAATTAACAGCATTACATCATCTTGTTCCATTTGAACAGCTAAGCCAGTATGTACAAGCTTTATTTCTCCTGGTTGAATTGTAACTTTTTCACTTGCTGCGATATCGTAACCAGCAGAACCTTTTGTTGCTCTTTCTGGAATTATTGCTTTAGAATCGCCACGTTTTACAAATTGTCTTGTCAATTATTCATCTCCTCTAATTCAATAAACGTTACTTGTGCTTTTGTGAAAAATACTTGGCCATTTTCATCTGTTCCCATAAGGCACTTGCTTCCGTATTTTTCTACTAGTTCTTTAGGAGTGTCTACTAACTCTAGGCTCATTCTCCGCCCTCCACAGGCACAAGCTCAATGAGCGGGTTAATCCATGGCTTACAATCCGAACTAAACTCATGCCCATCTGGCAAAATACACCCTTTGTAAATCGCGCCGCCCATGATTTTACCAAGTTCTGATTTAGTGAAAGATGGTATGGATTTAGAAACTTTCCAACCGATTACTTCTCGCTCTCCCAAATCATCCAACTCTTCTCCATATACAGGGTCATAACTATACGATTGCCATTCGCTTCTATCTCCGCACCACCAAATTCCTTTATGATTATTAGGAGATTTCAATTTCACATAATATTTTTTCTCACTCATTCCGTCACCTCAATCTGTTCATAGCTCCCAGTTTCCATGCTGTCGATTTCTTGCTGGGTGAAGGTTAACTTCCATGCAGTGCCAATAGAATGCGTAAGTGGGTCTGCTCCTGCCCAAAAGAAGTATCTATCCTTGTCTTTAAACTGATTATCCTTTGCAAGGAATTGTCCAGTTAACTCATCTCTCAAATAGAACAGCTGCGGTTTTTCGACTGTGTAGCCGTCAAGCCATGCACGAGCGAAATAGTCGTAATCTCCTTTTTTAATTTCAGTTGATAAATAACTTGCAAGCGAACCTGAACCATTTTTATAATCGTTCAAGATATCTGCTTGTTTCTGTGTAAGTTCCGGCACGACTGGCAGGGCTTGCTGTTGGAGTTGGGATTTGAGTTTGGCTTTTAGCATTTCGTTTTCAACTTGAACATGTTCGACCATTCGTTTTGCTCTCTGATAATCTTCATCTGAGTGCCAATCTTTGAACTTTTCTAAAACAGCTTCGTAATGCTGTGCGTATAAACTCTCATCAGATGCTGCTTTTTCAACGATATATTTATCAAGTGGAGTTTGAACTTCTACTTCGATTTTATTTAATTCTTCTTCAAACTTAGTCATTTTTCGTGTCCTCCACTGTAAATTGATTCAATAACACTATATCCGCTGTCTTCGTAATCAATTGTTGTAATCAGTTCGCTGTCTTTAGTCCAAATTTGATAAACGTTTCTACAAATGCTCTCTTTAGTCCCTAAGCCTACAACAGTTTTAGTAATTACTAAATCTGTAATTTTGAAACCTCTTAAATTGCTTTTATCTGGATTCATTTTTCGTGTCCTCCGTAAATACTGAATCAATAGCTCGTTTAATCATGTCGTCAGATACAGCACTACCGCTATTTAAGATTATTGCTTCTCTAACGCATTCTTTTGCGTACTCTTGAGCAACTTTCTTTGTGTATAATAAATCTCCGTCTTTTAAGTCGCAAAACTGGTTGAGGTTTGCCTGTACTGTGCTCCAAGCCGGCTCTTTAACCAAAATAACTTCCCCGACTGATTCAAATTTGCTTAGTTTCATCTAGCTGCTCCTTATATCCCGGCTTCATCTAGCTCGTTCAAAATAATACGGTCTTTGCTATAGAAATCATCAGTGGATTTATATGCTTCTCGTTCCGCTTTTGAAAATGACTTTCGTTCTCCGTCAAGTTCAAAACACTCAACTTCTACAGTACTATCTTCCCAACTGACCGGTTCAGCGTTCAGCGCTAGCTCTTTTGCCTTTTCCATGCTTGACACTACTCCAAGAACTACTTCTGTGTAGTCAGAATAAATCCCCCATGATTGAGTTACAATATATACTTTCATTTTTCACCTCACTTCGTCGCATTGACAGCATCGTCTGACAAGTCTTTTGTTTGTTGCGCATCAATAACAGCTTGAGATAGCTCGTCAGTCTTTTGTTGAGCGGCAGATAGCTTCAAAGGAACGTTTTTTTCAAAGCATTCTTTCGGCTTATTTTTCATGAGTTGAGCTTTAAGACTGTAGTTGTTTGTTCCTCTACGGTCATAGAATTGAAGTTTTCCATTCACTTTTTTAATGCCTTTTTGTTGCTGAGTAGTTGGCATTTTATCCAATTCAAATTCAAACTTCACTTGCTTCTCCAAATCTAGAAATTGCAGGAATTACTCCTGAATCTGTCAGTTCTTTATTTTTTTCAATAAATATTTCGGTTGCTTTTTCATTGTCAATACCTTTAACTATTGCGATAAAAGTGATAGGACTTAATACTATTTCCTCTTCATAAGCTTTTTCAACATATCTGCAGTATTGTTTATGGGTAATCCCAGGAATAAAGCTACGGTAATATTCTGATAGCCCATTATCAAGAGCACGTTTTTTAAGAGTCCAAGCCATTCATATATTCCTCGAATTCTTCCGCTGTCAGTGTTTCTTCGTCTTTTTCAAATCTTTGATTAGACCAGTTAGGAGCAGATTTGACAACTTTGTTATTTCTAAATCCTTGAATAGGTGTTAAATCGTAGTCATCTTCCCAGCCCTTACCGTTAAACCATGTGCTGCCATGTTTTATATAATTTTGTTGGGTATTTTTAACTCTTATTTCTTCCAAATAATTTTCAAGACCCGTTTTAATCTCTTCGTCTGTCGTTCCAGATTTTACAGCTCTTTTATAAGCTAATAGAGCTTTCGGTTTTCCTTTTTTGTTAGGATATATTTTCCAAAGATTATTAAATCTAGTTTCTAAATCAGACTCTTTATCGGACTTGTCCGATATATTATTATTTGATATATTAATTGATTTATTAGTTGATATATTATACTTACGATTCTTCGGTATACCCTCTAATGATTCTTCGGTAGGGGTATGCGGATTCTTCGGTATACCCCCTACCGATTTATCAACATAGGGATAAATATATCTCTTTTTAACTTCTCCATTTTCAAACTCATATTCTAATTTGATGTATCCTTTTTCTTCAAGACGCTTCAGATTAGCTGAAACTGTTCCTTTTGTCTTGCCATACCTTTTAGCAAGGTAAGCATTTGAAGGAAAGATACTACCAAAAGAATTAGCCATCGTGTATATTTCACTAAAAAGAAGTTTTTCAAAATCATTTAAGTCATCAGCTTCCACAATTGGAACTGGAATTTGATTGAAGAATTTTGTACTTTGTTCCAAACTTTCTCCTTTCTTCTATATTTATTTCAAGTTTTATTTTTCAAATTAAAGGCTGGGGGATGTTGCGCATTGCCTATCCCCTCGAATTTAAGCATTTGTTACGCACGCTGCACCTGGTTGTTAATTAAAATGGCAGGTCATCATCTGAAATTTCCATTGGATCATTTCCAAAAGAATCGTTATTTTGTGGTTTTGCAGTTGGATTACCAACTCGTTCACCATTTGCTTGATTACTTTTTTCTAGTACTTGGAAATTACTTGCGACAACCTCCGTAACATAAACACGTTGCCCTTGTTGGTTCTCATAGTTTCGAGTTTGGATATTCCCAATAACTCCAATTAATTGACCTTTATGAGTCCAATTGGCCAAGTTTTCGGCTGATTTACCCCAGATAACACAATTGATGAAGTCAGCTTCTCTTTCTCCATTAGCATTTTTAAATTGACGATTAACTGCAAGAGTAAATGAAGCAACTGCTTTATTTTGTTGTGTATATCTAAGTTCAGGTTCTTTAGTGATTCGCCCTACTAGAGTGACATTGTTAATCATTTTGTTCTTCCTTTTTTATATCTACGAATTTTTCGATATCATTGTAAGCTTCATCAAGCGGCATTTTTAGCCAATCATTTTGTTCATCAATACTTGCCCCATAGTTTTTCCCAGCAATAATAGCCATTTTGTTAACTACGGCTTGAAGCTTTTTCTCATCAAATTCTTTTTTATCTTTACCAACAACATATAATTTAGGTGAAGTTGGTATCTCTTCTTCAATAAAGTCAGCTTTTGTATTTTGAACCTTTGAATTCTGAGGTAAAGCCCAACTTGGAAGCTGTGGATTCTTCCACCAAAAGTTCTTTCCTGCTTTTTTATCAAAAACTTTGTTCCAACCATCAGTCTTTTCAAGTGATGTTTGAGCAAAACTGGTAGGTAAATCATATAAATATCTACCTACTCCCCATTGGACAGCAGCTCTTTTCATTGAGCCGGATAACCCACCTTTAACTGCTTCAACCTGAGTGTTTTCTGCGCCATCCCATTTGGTTACCCATTCGTCTCCAAACTTAACGGATATACCACATAATGTCCCACCATCAGGAGCTGTTTTGAATTCGTTCTTCCATCCAGCAATTCCAAAAACTTCATCAAAACGTTCTTGAACTGCCCGATTGTCCATATAAGCAAGAACTATAGCCCAAGGTTTACCTTGTTTAGAAAATCCTGATTGTTGAACTCTCCAGACTACACGGTCTGGTTGCAAAGGTTTTTGTAAGGCAAGCATTTGTTCTTCATAATCTGCCATAATTAACCTCAAACTTTCACTGTAAATTCTTCTGTTTTATCAAACTTGAAACCCTCTACGATTTCGCCATCTTCTGACACAAGCTGACCACCATCTTTTACGAAGGCTTTAAGCGCCTTTTTATCAACGCTCTCAGTCGTTTTAGTCTTAACAGAGATGAATTTGTTGAACCCTTTTTCTTTAAGCTCTGAAAGCAAATTATCGTCATAAGAAACATTTTCTTTTTTTGAAAATCGAACACTGCCATTGATTGTTTTCTTAGGGCTTTTCGTCTCAAGAGTTAAATAATATTGCTCAGCTAACCCTTTGAAATAATCCATTTCTTTCTGTTCTTCAGCTTGAAGTTTTAAGCGACGTTGTTCAATTTCATACAATTCGGCATTATATTTTTCTTCGATATCTTTTCTTGATTCTTCAGCTTGAATTTCATACTCGTCAAATTGGATTTGATGTTCTTTATATTTACCAAGCGCCCAGTTCAGTTCGCTGTCATTTGTAACTTTAAACGGTTGTTTTTCTTCCGTCATTTAATGTTCTCCGTTTCTTATTTTTGTTGAAACGTGATATAATCTAGGTATAAAAATATATAAAGACACATCACGTCTTAGTCCGCATTCCAGTGCGGGCTTTTTTATTTTGCTACTGTAATTAAATCGATATTGTCAAAACGATGTTCTCTTTCCCACGCTTCACGATAAACTTCGTTTTCCATTGCACGTTGGTACCAGTAACGTTTTTCAGCAGTTTCATCACAATATTCTTGTGAGAATCGTGACGCTTGAGCTACTGCTTGCTCATATAATTTTTTATAATCTACATCAATATCTTGTAGTTTATGCCCAACTGGTGTTGGAATTAGTCGAACTTTACGCCCGTTTATGATTGTTGTTTGCATTATTTCCCTTTCTTGAGTATCAATGTTCCGTGTTATAATATGCTCATGATTGAATTAACAAAAAAAGAGTATAAACTTCTAAAAAGCATAGAAGATAAAGATTCCACAGTGGAAAAAGTTTCTGATAACTTAAATTTGCCGTTTAACCATACGCTAGACTTAGCTAGCAATTTAAAAGAGGAACAACTAGTATTTTTGGACATGGCTCTTAATATTTCTCTAACTCATACTGGTCGAGCTTCTATTTATCGTTATATAGATACTAAGCGAAACGATTTCAGACAATCGTTCTGGTTTCCTTTATTATTCACAATAATTGGTGCAATTATCGGTGTGGTCGGAACATTGCTTGCAAGTTAATAATTCTAGCGGAGTACCGCATTTAATTTCTTAGCGATAATTTTAATCGCTCTAAGATTCTGTGTGATTAAGTCGTGGAATAAGTCAAATAATATTTCGCCAGTTTCTGGGTTGACAACAAATTTGTAAGTCATTTTATTTACCTCGTCTTTGCAACTGTAAATTTCTAGGTTCTTTGAACCATTCAATAACTAAATCTCTTGACCATTTTGTCCCTGATTTCCCGTAATTCATTTCAGCAAATTTCAAATGCTCTTTAAATGAAATAGCGAAAGTACTTTCATCTTTACAGCCAATCAGCTCCATAACTTGTTTTTGAGTTAAAGCAAGAGGATATTTTCCATCATTAGAGATATAGTCATGCATGGAATCTAAAACAATTCCTCTAACTGAATCTCTCAGCTTTTGAATCATTTCTTCAAACATGGATTTTCCTTTCTAAGCTTCAAAATCAAAACTGGTTTGTGAGTTCAATCCACGAATTTCAAGCGTTGTATTGAATGATGGTTGCCACATATCAAGATATTCTGTTGCTTCGTCATAACGGCTTAATGGAATATCGCTATACTTCACAACATCAAATCGGTTATTCAAATCTTTATAAAATTCTCTGAATACCTTAGCTCCTAATTTCTTATGAGCATTTGAATATTTACCGCCAGTAAACATATAAACTTTGCTTGCTACTTTCTTTTGCAAAACTTTAGCTTTATTTGACGGAAGTCCGAATCGGTCAGTCAAATCAAGAACTGAATTTTCGATTTGTTCGACTTTTTTATTCAAGTTCACATTACCTTGAGCAAGTAATGCGATTTGTTGTTCGGGAGTTTGCGGTAAAAGCTGTTGTTTGAGTTCTTTTTCAACTTCAATGAAATATTGACGAGCTTGTTTTCCTTTTTCGTTACGCTGAATCATGGAAATTTCTTTTGCCATGTCAATTTTTAACGCATGGTCAACACTTGGACGACCGCCTAGTTTTGAACTTTTTTGTTCAAAACCTATAAAATCAACGTTTTCAGTAAATCCATATTCTGCCATTCTTTCAAACCAAATATGATAAGGAGTTTTTACTTCTAAAAATTCATGTAGTTCACGACCGCTTACTACTTGGTCATTGTTTTCATTTTGTGTAATTGTAATTAATTGATTCATTTTTGAATCCTTTCTATGTTTTAATTCTCCGAGTGCTATAATATTGTTGTAAATATTTCTCAGATATTTACTTAATATTATGGAAAGGAGAAATAAGTTGTGGATGATATTCAATTAACTAAAGACTCTAAACAATTACTTGCAATAATTTATAAAGAGTATCTTAGTAAAATTAATAATGGTGTTTCAAAAAATTCTGCAAAGCGGATCGGACATATCTCAGATATTTGTGAATTAGTACCTGATTGGTTACCAGATGATGTTCTGGAAACTATGAATGAACTATCTAGGTCTGAGTATGTTTTTAATAGATATGGTAACAACACTATTATTGATTCGTATTTGCTAGATAAGACGATAATATATTTTGAAAACAAAAATATTAATACCGTCAAAGAAATTGCGGATTGGGTTTTTAAATTAATATAATTCCCAATCATCTCTTAAGAGGTCTTCAGCTTTAGGGTTCCAAAACTTACAAGCTGAAGACCATTTTTCTTTATAAATTCCTTCAACTTTTTCAAGACCAGGGTGTGTTGGTACAATAACGATACCAAGCGGCATTGAATTTGTTGGAACAAAAACAGTACCACGTTCTTTGTCTTCAGGAGTTGTAATTGCCTTGTTTTCTTTCAAAGCTTTTTTTGTCGCTTCAATAATGTTCATGCTGTAATTTCCTTTCTTATCGTAATTTGAAGTCATCAATAATTCTAAGGATGACTTGATGTGCTTTAGGTGATTGAAGATGTCCTGAAAGGATATCAATCATCACATTTTTAGCTACACCGTATTTGGCCGCTAAACTCATTTTTTCGATTCCCGTTTCTTCAATGAATGAATTAACAAGTTTTAGTCCATTGTCACTTGTTGGCATTTTTAAACCTCCGTATATAATTTTGTATAAGAAAAAGTTAGCATATTTGAATCTACCGCTTGACAATCGTTGTTAAATATCCTACAATTAATGCATAGTTAAAACACCTAATAAAAGCTTTGTAAAACATTCTTGGCGGAGCGTTTAAAGTGCTTTTTATAGGTCTATTTGCTAACCGAAAGGCTAACTAATCTCTACAAGAATCATTATAGCATATTTTCCTACATTGTCAACGATTTTGTTGGATATTTACCTATCTATTTTTCTTGCACCCTCTGAAAGGTTGATACAAGTGGATTTATACGAAAAAATAAAAGAGCTTGCAGCTCAAAAAAACATTTCAATTAGACAATTAGAAGAAAAACTTGGATTTGCTAACGCTACTCTTCGGCGTTGGAACAAAAACAAACCCAGTGTAGATAAAATCCAAGCCGTTGCAAAATTTTTTAATGTAAGTGTGGATTATTTACTTGGAAATGAAGAAATTGAAGAACCTCAGTTTTCTCCTGAACTTCTTGAAGCGATTGACAATGCAGAAGGTTACTCAGGGCAACCAATGGACGATCATGACAAAGAAATAATAAAAGGGCTTCTAGCTGGTTATTTTGCGGGCAAGAACAAAAAATAAGGAGTTTATATGGACTATCACGATATTTTGCGTGAAACAGGAATAGTCTTAATATGGGCTCCTGAATTGCACGACAAGGGTTTTTATGTTCCTTATGCTGAAGAGTGTCAATCGGAAAACGGAATTATATTTGTTAGACTAGGCTTAAGCAAAGATGAAACTGAATGTGTAATCTTACACGAATGCGGACATAAAATTAAAGGGCGTACACTTTCTAAACTAAGTACAAGTCAACTGCATATCATCAATGAGGCTAAAGCAAACAGATTCATGATACATTGCAAGGCTATCGATTATTTAGAAGAAATCGACTATAATGCTTACTACTATACTCCAGAACGATTTTTAACTAGGTTTAAACTATCTGTAAAAGAATTTTATGATATGGCCTCTCAGGAGATGGAACAAATCGCTGCTGAGAATCAATCACAATTAATTTTATAGAACTTATGAGCAATACCCAGAAACTCAATAAAAGCTAGGTAATTAATGTGCACCATCACTAAACTGGTAGGAGAAGTCTCATGGAAATAAACAAATTAAAAGATGCACTTAAGTCTCTTGGCACAAGAATTGAGACGCTTGCACCAAACATTACAAACGAGGAGCAAACAAAAAATGCTTTTATAATGCCTTTCTTTCAAACGTTGGGATATGATGTATTTAACCCTCTTGAATTTGTTCCTGAGTTTACCGCAGATGTTGGCATTAAAAAAGGTGAAAAAGTAGATTATGCTATGGTAATTGATGGTGCACCACAAATTTTAATTGAATGTAAGTCTATTAATGAAAACTTAACAAATCATGATTCACAATTATTCCGGTACTTTGGTACTACAAGTTCTAAATTTGGCCTTTTAACAAATGGTAGAGAATATCGCTTTTATACAGATCTTGACGAACAAAACAAAATGGATTCCACTCCTTTTTTGACCATTGACCTTACAAATATTAAAGACAATCAATTTTTAGAATTAGCAAAATTTCATAAAGAAAATTTTGATGTAGATAAAATTACTTCTTCTGCCGCCGAGTTAAAATATCTTAATAACTTGAAAAATTTCCTATCTGATAACTTAAATGACCCAACTGAAGGGTTTGTAGCTTATTTGGTATCACAAATATACGACGGAATAAAAACAAAGAGTACTCTTGAAAAATTTTCTCCGATCATTAAAAAAGGCTTCAATCAATTTATTACTGAAAGAGTAAACGAAAAACTTTCGGCAGCTTTGAATACAAGTGTAGAAACAAAGACAATTGATGAATCTGAAGAATTATCAGAAGATACTCCTAACAACGGAATCATTACGACTCCTGAAGAGCTTGAAGCTTTCACCGTATTTAAAGTTGCTTCCAAAGATTTCATAGATCCTTCACGCTTATACTATCGTGATACAAAGAGTTATTTTGGAATTTTAATTGATGACAATAACAGAAAATGGGTTTTTAGATTTTATCAAAAAGCGACAAAAAACCTAATAGAAATTCGTGACGCTGGTACATTTGAGATAGATACCACTATTGATATCGCTTTATACCAAAACGAAATTAAGCAAGCTATAGAAAACCATAAATAAAATAAGTGACTGAAATTTTTGATGCTTAATGCAAATATAAAAACGAGCAATGTCTTGATCCTCATAAAAAGCTAGATTAGGAACATAAACATTATGAAAAAAATAGCACTTATTGGAGTAACTATGCTTACTGCTATTTCATTAGCTGCATGTTCTCCGAGTAGTAATTCGGGGTCAAAGAATAGTGGCGAAAAAAGCACAACTGAATCAAGTAATAAACCTACGCTTGAAATCCCTGTGTCAGTTGTTGCAGACGGCTCAAAAACTGCTGCAATTACTGGTAAAACAACACCAAATACAAAAGTCCAAATTGGATATGGTATTATTGGTGACAAAGTGACTTCTGATAAAGAGGGCAATTTCACTCTAAAATATGAGATTGATGAAGCCAACGACCAAGATACAATTGAAGTAACTGCAAAAAATGATGGTGGTAAAACCACTAAAGAAATTACTATCAAACAGAACCCTGAAGTAATTAAGAAAAAAGAAGCCGATGCTAAAGCAAAGGCTGATGCTGAAGCTAAAGCTAAAGCTGATGAAGAAGCTAAGGCTAAAGCTGCAGCTGACGCTAAGGCTAAAGAGGAAGCTGATAAAACAAACCCAGCTACTTATCCAACTTCTACATATGATGAAATGGCTAGAAACGGGAATAGTCATGCAGGAGAAAAATTACAAATTACAGGTAAAGTAATCCAAGCCCAAGACACGGATAGCGGAGGGGCAATGCTTCGTGTCGCTACTGGAGCAGATGGATACGATGATATATACATGGTACAAATAGACTCAGATAATTGGAATAAACATCGTCTACTTGAAGATGATCAAATAACAATTTATGGAAATGTTTATGGTCTATATAGTTATACATCTACTTTAGGAGGGAAAATTACAGTACCTGCATTAATAGCTGTATTTTATTAATAAATAAACAAAAAAATCCGCCCAAACTTTGGACGGCGAGGGCGGATTTAAACTATAAAGTAGTGCAAAAGCTTTTAATAAGCTTTTTACTATACCATTTTATCAGAAATGAGGTATAAAAAGCAACTTTGGAAATAAAAGCATATAAAAAGAAAAATGGCACTACTGCTTATAAATTCAAAGCTTATATTGGGAAAAAGAATGGAAAAAGCCAGTATGCGGAAAAAAGTGGCTTTAAAACCAAAGCTGATGCCCGAGCTGCTTTGCATAATATCCAAGAAGAAATTGACAATCCGACGCCAAAAAGTTCTATGACGTTTAAAGAACTTTATGATGAATGGCTATTGGTTTATGAAAAGGAAGTACAGAACAGTACTTACTACAAAACTACTCGAGCATTTGAAAAACATGTCTTACCCGTCATAGGAAGCACAAAACTATCAGATTTTACACCCATGGAGTTACAAAACTTTAGAAATGATTTATCTGAGAAGCTTAAATTCGCTCGTAAACTATTCGGAATGGTTCGCAAGGTATTTAATCACGCTGCTCTGCTAAGTTACATACAAGCTAATCCAGCGGCTCCTGTAACCTCTCAAGGTATTAAGAAAAAAGTTGAAGAAAAGAAAGATTTTTATGATACCGATGAATTAAGAGATTTTATGGCTTTGGTAGAAAAAACGAATGATATTAAGAAAATAGCTTTATTTCGTATCCTTGCTTTTACTGGAATTCGTAAAGGTGAACTTCTCGCTCTTGAATGGAAAGATTATAGAAAATCAACTCTTGATATCAACAAGGCTATTTCTCATTCTCCTGTAGGATATGAAATACTTCCTCCTAAAGCTAATTCAAACAGATTGTTAAGCCTTGATGAAAAAACTTGTAAAATCCTTGATGAATTGCATCAAACCTATCCTAAATCCACACGAATTTTTGAATCTGAAAATGGAGGGATGCTATCACCTTCAAAACCTAGAAAATGGCTTTTAGAGATAACCAAAGAAAAAGACATTGAACCAATCAGAATTAATGCATTTAGACATACTCATGCAAGCTTACTTTTTGAATCTGGTATGAGTTTAAAACAAGTTCAATATCGCCTAGGGCATGCAGATTTAAAAACAACAATGAACATTTATACTCATATCACTAAATTTGCTAAAGATAAAATAGGGCAACAATTTTCCGATTATATTGATTTTTAA